GTGATAATGTATCCAGATTCGAAAACTTCATTTTCACCCAATTCAGTATAGTCATTTTGAAGTACTCCTTCTAATTGTGGTTCAATATCACTTGCCCACATACAAGTACCACCAAAATATTCTAAGTGGCGACATAATTGTCCATCACCAGCACATGGTTCAGCAAAAGCAAAACCTTCTGGTAAATGTTGTATAAGAGGCTCTACTGCCGCAAACGGCGTTGGATAAAAGTCTCTTGGTTTTCTTTCAAAGTCACTACGCTTTCCCAAATTTTACTAGAGCGGTACACTCTCCTCCTTCAGATAACACAAATTCATAATCTCTCATCATACCTTCCATCATCATTCTTTTTACTACCTCTTCACCTTTATCATTTAATCTATAATCATGACATAAAAACCAAAAATTGTCAAGTGTCCTCTGAAATATATTTTCTACGTCTTCCTGCCTTAACCACCCATCTACAAATACAAAATCAAAACCATCTAAGTCTGGATAGTTTTTCCAGAAATCTATACTATCCATATTTGGATGTCTAATAATTCTATCTGATAGATGTTTATACTTAGGTGGTTTTAAAAACTTATCCTTATCACGATCCACAGTATATATAATACAGTTACTACCAGATGCCATTGCATATGCAGACTTGCCTACAAATGTACCTATCTCTAATATTTTTTTAGGTTTATATTCCTCACACATTTTTTTGAGAAAATAACAATCCTCATTACTTGTGCTCTTTGTTAAATCTGGCCATTCTTTAATTAACTGCAACATGACTAAAATTTTTCACCTTATGGAATTTTATCGTACTCTTAAATTTATCAACTAGTGCATCCTGTTTATGACTAATAACAAATACATTCTCGCCACCTAACGTATTAAGAATTTTTAGGAACTCATCTGTTCCTGTACCATCCAACGAACTATCAAAAATTTCATCCAGTATCAACAGGTTTGTGTTAGTGCTGTTCTTCATCTTTGCAATTGCTCTCCATGTGAACAACAGTGCAAGGTCAATACGCATTTTTTCGCCCTCACTAAATGATGGGTATGAGAAATCGTCACGATGCCTCGACTTAATGGTTTCTTCAAAGTTTTCATCTAAAGTAAAATTAACATAAAACTCCATAGAACTCAGATAAGAATTAATAAGTTTATTCATGATAGGTAGGTACTGTTTAATAATCTTAGTCTTGATACCTGTATCTTGCAACATATTACGCACAGCTTCACCATACGTCAATTCTTCTCTCAATTTAGATTTTTCTGTTCCTAAATTATTTGACTGAGAGGTTAGTTCTTTTAGTTTATCATAGTCTGTATTTTTTACATCATATGTTTCTAAAGATTTAATTTCAGATTCTAATGTAGAGTTGTATTTTTCAATTTGCAATATAGAACTATTTTCTTTTGCAGTCTGAACTTCATTTTCTCTTACTTGTTCTAATATTGCCTTTATTCCTTTTTGGCGCTCTCTAGATTCTTTCAAAACAACATCAATATCTTCAATACCTTTAAAAAACCTTTTAACTTCTTTATCCTTAGATAAGATCATGTCTTTCTTAAATAACTCACCAATGTGCTGTTCACATGTTGGACAGTCTTCATTGTTATTAAAGAAGGCAACAGTATCAGAATGTGACTTGTGCTTTTCTACAAGAGTAGACTTTAAATCTTTTAGTTTTGTAAAATCTTTTATAACCTTATCATTATCTGTTATTGTAGATAAGAGCTCTTGGTTATTTATAGACAAAGATTTTAAAATGGATCGTTTGTTATTTAAATCAGAATTATTGACTTCTATTTTAGATTTTTTATCATTTACAATCTGAGTATTATTGCTCTTCATTTCTTCAATGAATTTTTCTTGTAGTTGAATTTTTTCTTGATTCAAATCATATTGGTATTCTATATCTTTCTGATCACCTCTGATATCAGCAAGTTTAGTTTTTAAAATTATATTCATCAGAGAGAAAATCTGGATGTCAAGAATCTCTTCAACCACCTCTCTACGATGTCGAGCCTTCAGCTGCATGAATGGAATGAACGTAGAACTACCAAGTATCACAACCTGAGTAAAACTACGATAGTTTAGTTTAAGAATCTGTTGTTCTAGATACTTCTGGTAGTCTCGAACATTTGCATCCTGATTATACATCTTACCATTAATATAGATTTCAAATAAATTAGGTTTGATACCACGTACTACTTTAATCTTCTTCGAACCTATCTCAAACTCCACTTCAACCATAGCTCCACTCATATTGACTGAGTTGATCAATTGTGTTTTGTTGATAGGACGAAATGGTTTACCAAACAGACCAAAACATAGTGCATCAAGAATAGTAGACTTACCAGCGCCATTCTCTCCAATAATAAGAGTGGTGTTACTTCTATCTAATTGTATTTCTGTAAAGTTATTTCCTGTTGAAAGAAAATTCCTCCATCTTACATATTTAAAAGCTATCAAACTGGATGCCCCTTTATTGGATTAAGAGAATCTCGAATCTTAGTAGCAGAAATATCTTCAATCTCTTCATTAAGACGTATTTCTGTAAACGTATATCCTACATCTCTACCATATGTAATATCTACAATATTAGGAACATCCATAATTTCATAATCTTTCCACATAGAAAACCCAGCAACCATAAGTTTTCCAATCATATGATCTCTATTATGAAATTCCTCGCCTGTATCACGAATTAAGATGACCACTTGTCCAGTTTTAGAATGAGCTCGTCTAAAAAGCTCTGTGTGTCCATCGTGCCAGGGTTGAAATCTTCCAAGCATTTGTACAGTTGGTTTTCGTCTATCCATTTTGTAATCCTCAAATCATATTTTTCTGGTGGTATGAATAACTTATTGGTATCTTCATATTCTGATTTATCAATAGTGTCCATCCAAATTGTTTTATCTGCCATAAAAAATGTTCTGTATCCCGGCAGAGGACACACAAAACCACTAATACTTATTTCATCTAACTCGGCAAGTTTTCTCATACGCAAAGACTGTTGTTCTCTGCCCTTTTGGTCAAAATCCCAGTTACTATAAATCTTCCTAACTTCATCAGCATCCCAATATGGAACATTGAAGTGTTTTCCTAATCGTTCCCCAAGCCAAGTCTTACCTGATCCTGGCAATCCCATAATTAAAATCTTCATATCTCTAAATCCTGTGCCTCTTGGTATAGTGCCTTCATAGTGTTCTTGAGTCTTTTCTTATCTAAATCAACATTAAGATCATCTACATATCTTTCTAAAAGAGTTATAGTATCTTCTGAATTTTCTACAATTTCATCTGACACATTGTCAGCACTAAATTCAGAAAAATCCTCTATAATCTTAACTTCGTGTGCATCAGCAGCCAGAAGTTTATCTGTAAACTTATCAAAACCATATAGGTCTTTTTTATTTACTACAATTAATTTTACATAATGATTTTTATATTGGGAGACATCATGAGCAGAATAGTCGTTCTGAGTATCATCATAATAAACCTTCTTATACATTGTAAAAGGATTTACTATTCTTTCCAGTTCCCTAGTCTCTGTATCAAAAATATGAAATCCCTTTGGATCGTTAAAATCACTCCAGTAGATTTCGTATGGTGTACCAAGATAATAGATGTGACCATCATCATTTTTATGATGAAAGTGGCCGCTGAATACGGTTTCGAATCTTTTAAATTCTTGTCTATCCCACCCACCTTCGCATACCATATTACCAGCGTTCATTGCAAACCCATTGATTTCTAGATGGCCCATAAGAATATCTGCATTTGCAGTCTTTAAAATATTCATAGATTTATCGTAATTGTTTGCATTAATCCAAGGCATTAAAACTATAGGAACACCATCAAAGTCTACAACCTTTGGTTCTGTATAAACTTTAAATCTATCACCCACTAACTCATCCATAGAATTTACTTCACTAGTATTCTTATAATAAGTGTCATGGTTGCCTATAGTTATATGTAAATCAATACCCAACTCTTCAAATTTATTAATAAAACCAGTTCTAAAATCTGTAGCAGTCTTGTATGAAACATACTTACGTCTATCCATAACATCGCCCATATGGATGCAAGTAGTAACATCCCTCTCTTCTAATGTAGGGAAGAATATTTCATTGTAAAATTTATAGAAGAAGTCACTAAAGTATTGATTATCATTTCTGGCACCAAAGTGAGTGTCGGTTATAATTGCAAGCTTCAATCTCTGCCTCTTTCTACTACCGAATCAATTTCTTCATCATCCCCCATAAAATTTTCTAATCCTTTTTTCTTAACTACCTTAGGCTCTTTTGTTTTAATTATAGCCTCATCTGGTAACATTACATCAGGATTAAATCCCCTTACATTATAGCCAGTGTCATCACCTTCCATAACAGTCCAAGAAGTATATTCTCTTTTTTCTATCATTCTATTCCTAACATGAGTTTGTTTTTTCTCTTTTTGGATTCTACGTAAAAATGCATAATAAATAATTTGTGTAAAATATGCGAAAGGATTCGATGACTTCTCTGGATCGAAATTCTTAACATATTGTAGGCAATTTTCAATACCATCTGATATCATCTCATCCCTGTAAGTATAATTAATAAAGTTGGGCCGATAAGATAAATGAGTTGCAATTTTTACAAAACACTCAGCAATATAATTAGTAACTGGTGGTGTTTCATCTCCTTTGTCTCTATCAAATGTTTTGTGCCATTCGACCATTGCGTTGAGAAATTCTTTGTTATTTACGTAATGTGGTTTTTTAGATGCCTTCGAAGCCATAATAGATTCCTTTCACTATTATATGACTATACATGATATCAACATAATTGTCAAGGAACCTTTGTTTAATTAAATAGTTTTAAAAGGTACTTGACTCTTGTTAAAATATACTGTATAAAGGGTATGTCCTTTATGCATATGACTATATTAATGTATTGAATCTGAATCTACATTCATACCTTCTAGAAGTTCATCATATATGTCTTCTTCATTGTAATCATCTAAATCAAAACTTTCTTCAGCTTCAAACTTCATAAGAACATATTCATAATATCTCGAAAGGCCAGGTGATACATCTGCTACTAAAATTATACTATATTTGGGAATGTGAAATTGTTTTGTTTCTGTATAAGGATGCACCCAATGTGATAGATTTAAAGATTCTGAGATTTTATGTTGGCGATCTATTTTTGGGATTATTTGCATTTTTAAAGGATATACAACTTCGATAAACTTGTCCGAATTATTTGGATTACTATCTTTAATGCTACAGATAATATCATCTCCATTGATAAGCTTTATCAGTTTAAAATTTCTATCTTGTTCTGATTTATTGACATCTTGCATCATTTGAGATTTACCTTACTAATATCATAATCGAATTGCTCTTCATTGTATATACTTATACGTTCTTGAAAATGGTTAAGTGTGAAGTTCCTTCTTTCATTATAGCTGATATCATCTGCAATATCATATACTAAAACAGAATCCTTAGTTCCACTTTGCCTAAGCCCT